ATATGTATAGTGAAGAAATTAAAAATTTATTAGAATTTAAGCAGAATTTAATAGATATATATGAATATTGTGAAATAATAAAAACAAGCCCACAAATAGATCATGTATTATATAAAGATGAATACTTTAATTTATTTACTACAGATAATTATCATTTTAAATTAAAAATAAAAGAAGTTAGGAGAAAATCCTAACTCTTTTTTTATATAAAAGTATTGACTTTTTATATAATTGTTATATAATAGTTTACACTTTTTAAAACATTTTTTTAGAAAAAATGTAAAAAAGTTGTAAAAAATGTATATATTGTGCTATACTTATTATAACATCATGTAATAATCGAGAAAAAGAAGTATATAATAAAAAAAGAGAAGCATTTAATTTGAGCTAGATGTTTTCTCTGAACTTAATAGTATTTTGAAAACACCGTTTCATTGTTGATTCGGTGTTTTCAATTGCTAGTCTTTTTTTAAGACTACAATTGTATATAGAACAATTGCTAAAGTAATAACAATTTGTTCCATGAATACCCCTTTCTATTTTCAGAAAACCATACCTCCTGAAAAAAGTTTTTTTGATATTCATCTCCTCCTGTTCTACCATAAATATGGAATAACAGAATAAAACACCTACTTAAATGCATCTCAGTATAAATTATACACTGCATAATAAAAAATAACAAGTAGTTTTTACAATATTAAAAAGAAACTTTGTTTGTATAAAAAAAGAGGGATAAACCCTCGGTGTCTATGTTAGACATTATGAAATAAATTTTGTTCCGAAGAACAGTTTCTATTTTAATTACAGTTGTTTAAAAAGTCAATTAGTATCGTTCGACAAAATTCGACATATTACTTTTGATTATTTTGTTTTAAATAATTAATAGAGGTCCTTAAAAATTGTGCTTTTGTTAAATTATTTTTTTTTAATAATCTTTCAAGTAGATCCATTTCTTCTTTTTTTAAATCCACTTTAAATGTTTTATAATGTTCTTTATTATATTTTTGAATATATTTTTGTTGATTAAACTTTTCCATAATTTGACACACTTTCAATTAAATGATATAATTAGCAAGGAGATTGGGTTAAACCCAATTCCTTGATTTGATTACTTTGCGAGTTGTCTTTAAGCGGTTAACTTGTAAAGTAATTTTTATTTTGCCTATCTTTATTGAAAGTAACATGTGCTTCACCTCCTTATCTATATATAGTATATCACATATAGTACGATATGTCAAGCAGTTTTGCTGAATTTAATAAAAAAAATTTAAAAAAATTATGTATATCATAAACGTTTTAATTCATCTAACAATTTATGATGTACATAATATAATAACTAATAGATATTTTTATCAAATACCATTTCAAACTTTAATTCAAAATTATCTCTAGCTGCTAAATCCCATCTTCCACTTTTTTCTTTTTTATAATAAATATTTTTAATTATGCTTTTTAGTAATTTATTTTTTTCTTCAACACTTTTTGCTTTATAATAATTCAAAATACATTCTTCAATTTTAGGAATATATTCTTTGATTACTATTATTTTATTATTTGAATTGTTTTCTTTTAATTCATTTAATTTTGATTCTAAATTTAATATAATTGGTTCTAACATATTTTTTCTTTCTAAATATTCTTCTCTAGTATAATCTTCTAATTCATAATATTTTTTTGCATTATTCAATTGTTTTTTATTTTTTTCTAATTCTTTTTTTATATATTCAATTTCATTTTGAAAATTATCTTGTTCTTTAATAAATTCTCTTTCATAATTATCTAAATAATATTTATATTGTTTTAGTATATATTTTAATCCATCAATAATTTTATCTTCAACAATATTTAAATCAGAAGCTACATTTTTACATTTTGAATATTGGCAAAGTAATGTTTCTTGTCTACCATTTTTATATGGTCTCCTAAATAAATTTCTTTCAACATCATAATGTTCATGACAATATCCACATTTAATTATTCCAGCAAGTGGATTTTTAAATGTATAATTATTTTTTACTTTTTTAACTGAATTCGATTTCATAACTTGTTGTACCTCATCAAATAATTCTTTACTAATTAAAGGTTCATGTTTTCCTTTAATAAAAATACAATCTTCTTGTTTAACTCTTTTTTTAGTAATAATCCCATTTTCTATTTTTTTAATACTTTTATAGTGATTAAATCTTATCATTCCATAATATACAGGATTTTTTAAAATACTTCTAACCATGGCGGGTGTCCATTGTTTGCTTACTTTTGTTGGAGCATTTATTGAATTTAAATAATTTGCTAATTCAGTTGTACCCATCCCATCTTTTGTTTTTTGAAACATGGATTTTAAAATATCTGCTTCAACATCATGTGGAACTAATATATATCCTTTTTTTTGTTCTGATATTTTTTTAGTATAACCATAAGGACACTCAGAACCAACAAAGTATCCTTGCTTAGCATTATCCATTCTACCATTAAACATTCTCTTTTTTATAAGATTATATTCTCTTTTGGATATAAATAAACCAAATTCTAATTGTTCTCTATCAAAATCATTATTGGCTATATCAAATATTTTATCTGGTGTTATTATCAAAGTATCACTATAATAAAATGAATTATTAACTATACCTTGATCAATTGAATCACCACGAGAAAATCTATCAACTGCAACTACAAACACACCTTTATATAAATTATTATTAACATCGTTTAATAATTTTTTCATTTGAGGTCTTTCAGCAATTGTATCGCCAGATACAACTTCTTCATAGAATACTACTTGTTCTTCTTTTATATTATATCTTTTCATTACTTCAATTAATCTATTTTTATGTTTTGATAAAGTAACTTCAATTGCTTCATTTGGATCATCTGCTTGGCTTTTTCTTAGGTAAATAGCAAATAAATCTTCCTCACTAAAATTGTAATTATTATACATTATATCACTTTCCTTTACTTAAATTTTATGATATAATTGTATAGAAAAACCCATACAATTATATTGTTTATAAGTTTGCGAGACTTATTTGGTTTTTCATTATACTCCGTATTCCAGTACGGAGTTTTATTTTACTTTAATTTATTATAATATTCATTACCAGCATATAATAAATATTTTAAAACTAAATCTTCACTATCTTTTCCAGACCACTCAAATATACATTTGATTCTTTTATTATTTTCATCATATGTGACTGCAGTCCATCTATAAGTATCCTCATATTCCATATTTGTGATAGTCCAATCATCTAAAGAATTACTTGTTTTTGAGTTAATATTATAATCTTTTAAAGCAATTTGTGCAGTAGCTAGAACTAATTCTTTATTATTTGTTTCCTTATCTTTAGAATTACTTGAACATGCAGATGTACATAATATCATAACTATGCTAAATAATCCAATTAATAATTTTTTCATGCTATACCTCCCATCTAATATTTATTTAAAACACCTGTACTAGCATGTTTTATCAAATTATAATCTTGTTCTTTTTTCTCTAGCAATTCCGATAATTTTCACTGGTAGTTGTTCTATTTGTTCTTTATTATAAAACGTTGGTTGATAATTATCACTATTATTTAGATTTAAAGGTACTAATGTTATACCTGCTTCAGTAATAGTTATATTTTTAAATGTTGCATCAAAACCATTAACCATAACAGCACAATCTTTTTTATTTGCAATAGTATAATCATTTGTTTGTTCAAATATTACAATATCTTTTTCTTGATATTTAGGAAACATTGAATCACCGCTAATTTGTAATCCATAAAATTTTTTATTTCCTTTTGTCCATTCTTTAGGTATATCTATATATTCTATAATATCTTGTTGAGCTTCTATTTCTATACCCGCTTTAATTGTTCCTAGAACAGGGATTTGTATTGTATCACGAAAAGAGTCTAAAACTGTTCCATTATCAAAATTAATTATATCAATGATTTCATTATCATCAACCAATTTATCAACTGACAAATTAAGTTCTTTGCACATTTTAATAACATTTCCAACATTGGAATTATCAATACCACGTTTTAATATACTATCAATTGTAGTGTATGGTACATCTATTTTGATTGCAAATTTTCTAATTGATCCATATTTATCAATAATTATTTTTTTTAATTGTTCTTCCAACATATTTCTACTCCTTTCTGTATTTAATTATAATATAAAAAATACGAAAAATCAAACAATTTTTGAAAAATCGTAAATTTATTATTGACAATATACGATATTTCGTATATAATTTGTTTAAGGTTAGGAAAGATAAAATTTTTTTAGCCATAATGTACGAAAATTCGTAAATAGAAAGGAGTAAAAAATGAATAACTTAAAGGAAATAATAAAAGATGCTGAAATAAAACAATCAGAAATTGCAGAAGCATTAAATATTAAATCATTAAGTACGGTAAATTTAAAAATTAATGGTAAGTCAAGTTTTACAACAAGAGAAGCATCAATCTTAAAAAATATGATCAATAATAAAACAAATAAAAATTATACTATTGAAGAATTATTTCAATAATGAGTCTCGCAAACTTATTCAACAGGACAAGCATAAAAAAATATAATTTATTGAGGTGCTTATATGGAACAAACGACTATTGGAAATACAAAAATGATATTTATATTTCCGAATCTAAACAAAGAAGAAAATAAGAAAAAAATAAAAAAACTATATGATGTATGCAATCAGATTTTTAAAGATAATCCTGAATGCTTTTATACGCATGAAGAAGTAAAAAAATTAAAACAAGATCCATCAAATATATTTTTATAAAAATTTAATTGTCTGATGGACAAGCTATTTAGAAAGAATAGGTGAACTTATGAAAAATAGAAAAATGAATTGGTTAAATGTTATTTTACTAATATTATTATGTATCTGTATTTATATTATTATTCATGATTTATTAACATTAACAGTTATATCATGGATTAAAGAAAAAATGGCTACATTTACAATATTTGGTTTAATAACATTTTTAATTGCAGCAACAGTAGGAGGTTTTATAATTGGATATTTTATTGAATATTATGAAAAACAAAAATAAAAGATTTATAAGTATGCCCACTCATAAATCTAATGTAAATCAAATCAAATTTACTCCTTAATTATAACACTTTATGGAGTAATAGTCAATTTTGTAGTTAAGGAGGCGATGTCTATTAAAAAAGTAAATAATTATTTTTCACATGATTTTAATGCGAGAAATGATATTAAAATTAAAAATTTGAATATGAAATTTGGAATGGAAGGCATCGGTCTTTACTGGTGCATAATAGAGTGCTTGTATGAAAATGGTGGATATTTAGATATTGATCAGTTGGATCTACTAGCATTTGAATTAAGAGTAGATAAAAATTTAATAGAAAATTTAATAAATAATTTTGATTTATTTAAAATAAGTAAAAATAAATTTTATTCAAAAAGTGTATTACAACGATTAGAAAAGATAAATGAAATATCTAATAAAAATCGTGAAAATATAAGGAAAAGATGGGCTAAAAAACAAGAAACAAATGAACAACAAACGAATAACGATAGTAATACGACCGTATTACAAACAAATTACAAAAAAAAAGAAAATAAAAAAAAAGAAAATAAAATAAATAATAATATAACTACTACTACTAAAAATATAAATATATATGAATATATAGAATCTAATTTCAATAGAACATTATCACCAATAGAATATCAAAAAATTGAGTTGTGGTTGTCGTTATATAAAGAAGAAATTATTAAACACGCAATTAATATTTCAGTTATGAATAATAAAAAAATATTTAGCTATGCGGATGGAATATTAAAAAATTGGAAAGCCAAAGGTTTTGAAACATTAGAACAAATTACTGAAGATGAAGATAATCAAGAAGAAAAGAATTATAAAGTAGAATCTAAACCCGAATGGTTTGACAAAAAAATACATGTTGAAAAAGCAACTGAAGAAGAAATAAAAGAAATGGAAGATTTATTAAAAGAATTTAAATAGGAGTAATTTATGGAAGATAAAAAATTTAAAAAAATGTTAAAAGAAAAAGGTCCAAGAAAAATGATAGGATTACATACTCATTGGATTGTTAAACTTACAAATAAACAACTTTATAAATGCATAGAACTAAAAAATAAAATTTAATAGAAAAGAGGAATTATATGAAAATAGAAGATATAAAAATTGAAAAGGTTGAAAACAATGAAAGATTATTAGCATTCGCAACATTTGTGTTGAATGGATGTTTTGCAGTACATAACGCAAGAATTATAAAAGGTGATAATGGTATGTTTGTAGCAATGCCTAGTGTAAAAACTGAAAATGGTTATAAAGATGTTTGTCATCCAATAAATCAAGAATTTAGAACAGAATTAAATAATACTATAATTGAAGAATATTTAAAACATGATAAGGGAGAATAGATATGGCTAAAAAATATAATAATACCTGGAATTGTAAAAAAATGAATATAGATTTTACTCAAAAACAATGGAGACAAGATTTTGCTGCCTTTGTAAGAGAAAAATTATTTTGGGATATGGCAATGTGTACTAGGGCAATTGTAGTAAATGGAAATGATAAAAAAAATAAAATAAAAGAATTTAATGTCTACAATAATATTGGTAGAAGTGTAAGTGTTAAATTTTGTAATAATAATAAAATTATTTCAAGTTCTGATCCAAACTTAATTGAAAATTATTTACAAGAAAGAAATGTATTTTAATATTTATGAGAGATGAAGAAATATTTAACAAGATAAAAGAAGCAGTAAAGATACTAGAAGAAATCGATATTATGATAAGTAATCAATCTATTGAAATTCAAAATGTTGATTATAAATTATCTGACTTATTACATTTAATTGAAAATAATGAACTAAGCGATGAAGCTAGTATAAACGTTATTAAAGAAATTCATAAATTAAGAAAATATAGAAGAAGTCTACAAAATGAACATGAAATAGAAAACACATATAATACACATAAAAATAAACTAATTGGAAAAGAAAATAGACCATTTTTATTAAATGAAATATCTAAGACAATAAAACAATTAGGGAAAAAATATAATAACAGGGTTTATACAGAAGAAGAAATAAATGAATTAATAACACCTAAGAAAAAAAGAGGTAGACCTAAGAAGGAGAAAATATGATAGGAATGATAGGAACAATTATAATGGCTGCAATAGCAATACATATTGAATATAAAAGACAAAAATTAGAAATGCAATTAGATGTTGTAAAAAGTGAAAATTATAGTTTAAAACTTGTTATGGCTCAGGAAGGATTAATACCTAAGGAGTATGCAAAAAAGTAAAGAAGAAATAGATAATTTAATTGTAGAAAATACTAGATTAATTTATCAAGTTATTAAAGAATTACATATACATTATTCAACAGAAGATGAATTACAAGATTATTATGATGCTGGTTTGCTTGGAATGATTAAAGCAGCAAAATATTATGATGAAAAAAGAGCTAAAATTTCTACATTCTTTTGCACAGCTATTGCAAATGAAATAAAACATTTCATGTATACAAAGACAATGAAAAAAAGATTTAATGAAAATGGCCCAGATATTAGTTTGTATCAAGATTTAGCTGAAGATTTACAATTAATAGATACAATTGTAGATGATAATCAAAATGTAGAATTGAAAATAGAAAAAAAGCTCGAATCCGAAAGATTGTTGTATGCAATAAATAAATTACCTAATGAAAAGGATAAAATAGTAATTTATAAATTATATGGATTAAATGGTTATAAAGAACAAAATGGCAATGAGATAGCTGAAGAATTGGGAGTATCAAAAGAAGCAATTAATAGTAGGAAACTAAGAAGTATAAGAAGATTAAAAAAAATATTAGAAAAAAACAAAAAGGAGGCCTTTGTCATGGAAAATAAACAAATAAATGCAAATGATCCTAGTCATAATAAAAGTTTATCTGATTTAAATAATTTATTATTTACTGAATTAGAAAGATTATCAGATATAAAAGATTTAAAAAATGTCGATAATATTGAATTAGAAATAAAAAAAAGTAAAGCTATTACAAATGTAGCACAAACAATTATCAATAATGCTCATACATTACTAGAAGCTCAAAAATTTATAAATGAAAATAAAACAAATGATAATGTTTCAAATTTATTATTAGGCAATAAATGATAAGATTTACTGCAGAACAAAAAGAGTTTTTAGTAAATAATAATTATTTAAAAACAGCACCAGAATTAGCAAATATGTTTAATAATAAATTCAATAGTAATATTCCACCCAAAGAAATAATTAATTTTAGAAGAAGAAATAAATTAAAATGTGGCTTAACTGGTAGATTTGAAAAAGATTCTATACCACACAATAAAGGTAAAACATGGAATGATTATATGTCTAAACAAAGTCAATTAAACAGTATGAAAACAACCTTTAAAAAAGGATCTATTCCTAGTAATCATAGAAATATTGGTGAGGAACGAATAAATCAAGGAGGATATATAGAAATAAAAATATCGGAACCAAATACCTGGAAATTAAAACATAGATATATTTATGAACAACATTATGGATTAATTCCAAAAAATTATAAAGTGATATTCTTAGATGGAAATAAAAATAATTTTGATATTAGTAATTTGAAAGCAATAACTCAAGCAGAAGAATTAATTATGAATAGTCTTAAATTAAGATATGAGGATAAAGAATTAACAGAATCTGCATATATAATAGCACAAATAGAAAATAAAAGAAGAAAAATAGTAAATGAAAGACTATGAACAATTATATTATGATGAACTTTATAAAAATAAAGAATTAGTTCAAAAAATTAAAGATTTAGAAGAAGAATTAAGTTTAATAAAAAGCTATTCTAAAAATAATAATTTAAAAGAAATAATAATAAAAGAATTTCAAAGATATAAGAAGGAGGAACACAATGACAGAAAAATTATATGAATTAAAAAAAATATATAAAGAATTACCTAGAGAAAAAGTTTTAGATTTACCTGTAGGGAGAAATTATAAAGTATATAATCCATTAACAGATAATGTTAGAGATGAAGTGGCTAATGAAAAAGACATAGTACATAGTAAACATTGCTATAAGAATTTAAAATATTTTATTGAGGAGAAATAATTATATGGAATTTATATTAGGAATGTTTGTTGGTGAAATACTTCTAATTCTAATTTTGTTGTTCTTTCATGTAATAGATGATGATAAATGAGAATAACAAAAACAAATACAAAAATATTAAATAGTTATTTAATTGAACGAAAAGAGATTAAACCAACAATAGATGAGGTAATAAATAAAAGACAAGCTGCTAATTATCCAATAACAAGATCTAGGACAAGCTATATACGTGAATTAAGAGCACATAATTTGATGTTTAAGTTAGGATTATTTAAAAAAAATACTAAAGATACTGATTTAGAAGAACCTATAAAATTATGGAAAGAAATAATATATTTTTTGATAGGATGGTGAAATATGGGAAAAGAAGAATTAAAAACTAAAACAATAGATAAAATGATGAAAGAACCTAATAAATTATTAAATGGAATATTTACTATAGGATTTGATGTATCAGAGAATAAGGATCATTGTTGTTTGATAGTTGCACAACCTAGAGGAACAACAGAAATTATGATAATAAATGAATTTTATGATGAAGAAGCAAATGAAATATTTTTAAAATTAATGGGATAATAAAACTTAAAAAAAATATGAAAAAGTATCAACAACCAAAAATAGTTAATTAATTCTTATAAAATAAATCAAAATTAAAGATTACATAGGTGCAATATAATATTGTGGTTATCTTGCAATAAATAATAGAAAAAAAGAGGTATGAAAATGAAAATAAAAGATATAAAGTTTGGAGATATAGTTACATATAGATCTGGAAGAATTAATAATGTTAACAATCCAGGTAGATATCATGAATACTTTAATAATAATTTTGAAAATATATCTAAAGGAATGGATTTTGATATTATGAGAATTCAAAGATATGTAAAGATATTTGGATTTTATAAATTAAAAACAATATATAGGAGGTATTAATATGGATATGGATTTAAATAAAATATCACATATGTTTGATAAGACATTAGAATATTACGAAATTACTGGTGAAATGTCTCCCGAAAGTATATATTCTGTATGGCCAGATCAACAAAAACAAATTAAAAAAGCTATACAGAATGTTCAAAAACGCAATAAGGAACTAGAAAAAGCATATATAAATACATATATGAGGATGATAAAAACTTTAAAATTTCTTGAACTTACAATAGCAATAATTCAAGAACAACCAACAGAAGATGATAGATGGATTTTACATAAATTAATTACATTAAAAAATCTTTTGACAGGAGTAGATAATGAAAACAATACATTGTAGTTATAATCCTAATGATTGTAAATATTATTGCTCAACTAAAACGAAATATGGATTATTATATCCTGATAAATGTGAAATGATATTAAAATATGATCAATTATTTGATTATATTAAATTAAACTGAGATAAATATATTTATGAATTACCATGTTTAGTGGCAAAAGATTTTAAAAAAAGGTTGGAAGAATTATGATAAGAAAAACATTTAAAGTAATGACTAAAAATGATATTGTTGGATTGGAATTTGCAAAAATAACAGAAGTGTTAGGATATTTTAAAAATATAGAAACAGAATCGATATTTGTATATTATAACGATAAAGATAAATGGTGGTATGTAATAGATCCTTTATGTGGTTTATCAATTACAAGTGGTTATACAAAAAAATCGGCTATTGAAAAATTTACTAAACCATTTATATTAAATGCATACCGTGAATTTAAAAAAAACGAAAAGTATTTAAATGCTATAAAAAAATATAATGAATTATTAAAAAAATATAAGGAGATTAAATAGATTATGTTAAAGATAAAAGAATTATTAGAAGGTTTTATAGAAACACAAAAACAAATAAATGAAAGTTTGAAAGGATTACGAGAAGATTTAAAACCAAAATTAGATGAAATTAGAATAAGTGCAGATAAATTAAATACTTGTAGTATTACAGTAGATAGATTAGATAACTATATTGTAAGTAATATTTATACTAAAGATGAAACAGTAGAAACAATAAATAAAGAATATGATTACAGAAAAGAATATGAAAGATGTTCAAAAGAAAATGTAGGATTATTACAAATGATTGAGACATATTGTAAATATGAAAATAAATATGAAGTTTTAAAAATATTTCAAGAAATAAACAAAAAATATGTAGTGCATAAAATAGAAGAAGAAGGAATTGAATATGAAAAATAGTAGTTTAGAAAAAGCAGCAGAATTATTTGTCAAACCAATAGATGAATTAAATGAAATTGACAACATAGATAAAGCAGAATTAATAATAAATGTACCCCACTTTTTAGATATAAATGATTATAGAGAAAATGTAAAAATATTATCTAGGAGGAAAAAGAATGAGAAATATAATAAAAATCGCAGATGACATAATAAATATAATAAAAGAAAAATGTACATTTGACAAAGATAAAAAAGAAGGAATTATTATTGCAATTAATAACATAAAAACTGATGCATGTTATAGAGCACCAGAACTAGCATATATAGATTGGAAAAATTTAGCAAATATATTAAGTAAGAATTTTATTCCATCTAATTCAAAATGGGAAACTGAAATAATGATATTATTTAATGATTTAGATGGTACAGTAGAAGATTATTATCAAGATAAATAAAAAGGATTGAGGTGTGATCATGACTAAAGAAGAAATAGGTAAAAAATTAGATGAATGGATAGAACAACAACGATTAGATGAATATGCTAAAAAAACATTAATTGATTATAGGCATGGAGTTCAATTGTTTATTGATTGGATTACAGAAGATGAATTTACAATAAATAAAAGTTTAATGTTAAATTATAAAGATTATTTAGCTGAATCATTTGCGGTTAATTCTAGAAATAAATATATAATTGAAATTAATAAATTTTTGAAATATATAGGATATAATGATTGCACTTTAAAAAAATTTAAAACACAAATAAAAACATCTATTGATGATCCAATATGGGAACAAGAACATAATAGAATGTTAAGATGGGCTAAGAAATTGGATTTAGAAGATATGTATATGATTATGGAATGTTTTGCACATTGTGGCTGCAGAGTATATGAACTAAAATATTTTACAGTAGAATCACTAGAAAGTAATATTATTAAAAGAGTAGAAAATAAGGGAAAAGAAAGAGTAATTATATTAACAAATGAATTACGAAGAAAGTTAATTAACTATTGTAAGAAAAATAATATTACTGAAGGATATATATTTAAGAGTCCAGAAAAACCAGGACAAATGATATGTAGTACAACAATATGGAGAAGATTAAAGAAAATAGCAAGAGCTGCTAAAATAAATCCTGATAAAATCCATCCACATTCATGGAGACATTTATTTGCAAAGAAATGTAAAGAAAATGGAATAGATTTAGATGAATTAAAAGATATATTAGGACATTCAGATATAAAAACAACAGCAATTTATACAATGACATCAACTACAGAAAAAAAGAAAAAATTAGAAAAAATTAAATATGGAAGAAGTGAAGAATTATGATAATAATTGATATCATATTAGGATTATTGTTTCTATTTTCAATATCAGTAATAGCATCAGTAACAGTAAAAAAACCAGTAGATCCATTAATCAATTTAAGAAAAGAACTAGAAAAAAATGGAATGTCAACATCTGAAATTAACGATTATATTAAGAAATATAAAGAATCATTTAAATACTCATTATATGAATTACAAATGGCATATTATGAGTTAGGAAAATCACTAAAAGATGCATTTAAAAAATAGCAAAAAGTATCAAGATAAAAAAATAATAAATTAAGTATTATAAAATAAAAGAAAAATAAAAATTACATAGGTGCAATATAACATATTGGTTATCTTGCAACAAATATTAGAAGAATAGGAGGAATAGAATGAAAGTAATAGATTTATTAAATAAAATAGCCAACAATGAAGAAGTGCCAAAAAAAGTAATATATTATGGAATAGAGTATATTTATGATGAATCTGACAGTACTTATTATGATGATAAAGATATGACATTATTAGAATCTTATAATTTTAATATTCTAAATGATGAAATAGAAGTATTAGAAAAAAAGAAAACACTAAATAATATACGAGAAAGTTATGGTTTGCCTAGAATAGAAGAAAAGAAAATACCTGAAAAATTATCTACTTGGTTTAGTTTGGAAATGTCACAAAGTAAAGAACTTAATAGAGAATATGCAAACACTAATTTTGAAAATACATATGAAAAAATTAATGAAATAATAGATTATTTAGATTATCTTAAAAGCAAAGGAGATGAATAAGATATGACTATAATTGAATTATTAATAAAATTAGTTGATTGTGAAGAAGAAATAGAAGGTAAAATGTTTACTCATAATTATACAAAATATTATATTAAAAATGGAAAAATATATTATGATGATGAGATAGGATTACCATACGAATTAAAAAGCATACAATTAATTTCTTTAAAAGATATAATTAATTTAGAAGGCAAAGGTGAGTAATAATGAAATATAAATTAAAAGATTATATTGTGAATGTAACATATTCATCTATAGATCATTTAGAATCATTAATAAATGAATTAATAGAAATAAAAGAACGATTATATTATTTAAATAAGATAACAGTGAAATAGAATTAGAAAGGGTGTCACAATGGAACAAAAGAATAAAAGATCTAAAATATTGGAAAAGAAAAAGAAATTATTATCTAAATATTATTGGTTAACAAAACAAAAAGAAGATTTGGAATTAAAATTAGAGAGAATAACAATAAAATTAAATAGTATTAAATCTAGTACAATATCAGATAGTCCGAAAGGAACAGTTGGACAAGACATCATAGATTTAATAGCACAACAAGAAAAATATAAAGATTTAATTGTAAGAAAAATAATTAAAATAGAAAATGCAAAAATGAAAATAGAATCTTCAATAGACACCCTAGAAGATTCAAGATTACAACTTATTATTCAGCATATTTACTTAGAAAACAATACATATAAAGAAGTAGCTGACATATTAAAAGTATCAGAACGACATGTTAGAAGATTACATGATATAGCAATAAGATTAATTAAAATAGTAGAAATATAGAGTAAAATCTATATTTTTTTATTATTCATGTCCTATTTTGGCCTAATTTGGCCACTTTTGGCCACAAATGGACACTTTTGGCCACTTTTGGCCGCAAATGTCCAAAAATGTCACAAAATTATGTGGTATTATGGTATTGTCATAAAATACATAAAAAGTTCGCCTATTTTATGATATTTAGAAAGGTATTGATTTATTCAGTACCTTTTTATAATGATTGTGAGGATAATCAAATGGTTATGAAAATATGTAGAAGATGTGGTCAGTTAATACCATATCCATTAAAGTATTGTAGTGCATGTCAAGAATCATATGAAAAGAATAGAGTGAAACAATTAAAAGAATCTAAAAAGAAATATGATTATAATTACAATAAATTTAAAAGAAATAAAGAGCACCAACAATTCTATAATTCAAATGATTGGAAGTTATTAAAAGAAAAATATTTACAAGATCAACAATATAAATGTGAAAGATGTTTAGAAATTAAACAGACTAATCCTAATTATAGAGTTAAAGTGGCAGTAGAAGTTCACCATGTTAAATGGCTATCAACTACTGAAGGTTGGGAAAGAAGATTAGATTACAATAACTTAAGAGCATTATGTCATGCACATCATGATGAGATACATGGAAGATTCCAAAAGAAAAAGAAGATATAAATTAGCAGTAGCTATTTTATATAAATAATAATAATATATGAGGAGGTGTCAATATGAAAGTTATTATTACTACAAGATACAATAGTTTAAGATTCAATGGTACTAAAGTATATCCTACATTAATTAATGAAGATGGTACCCCAGTTAATCCATGTACTGTTCCAGATGAACGTGGTAAAGAACTTATCGAAGCAGGTGTTGCTGTTGAATATGTTGAAGATGAAGAATCAATAACAAGTACAGATGAAACTAATAATGTATCAGAAGATGAGGGTAGTGATGATGAGGGTACTACTACTGATGATGTAAATGATGAATCATCAAGTAATGAAGATGGTACTATCTCAACTGAAGAACCTAAAAAGAATACAAAGAAAACAACTAAAAAATAAATGATATATTTATTTAATAGAAGAACATTGCAAGAGTAAAAGATACAACACTATATATAATTATTTTAAAGTCATATAACAAGAGTTATTTATTTAATGATTAAGTATATGACTTTTTCTTTTATCAAGCAAATAATGTACCCTATTGTAGTGTGGCGACCCGTAGGGGTGGTCAAAAAAGTTTTTGTCTTTTATAAGATATCGGTGCAAGGTGAGTCTTTTGTAGCAAAAACTCCCCACGAAAAATAAGGAGGTGTCACATGGCAGGACAAAAACAACCTATAGATTTAGTTATTGCTAAAGGTAAAAAGCATTTAACTAAACAAGAAATAAAAACTAGAAAAGAACAAGAAATAAATGTTCCTTTTGTTGATATCCAAGCACCTAAATATTTATCAAAAAAATTAACTGATGAATTTTATGAAGTCGCAGAAAAATTAAAATCTTTAAATATTATGACAGAGCTTGATGAGGATTGTCTTGCTAGATATTTATTATCTAAAAATAATTACTTAAAGATTACTAAGAAATTAAATAATATTATAACGAAGAAAGAAACAAGAATTTCTGAAATAGATTCTTTAATTTCTATCCAGGATAAGTTATTTAAACAATGTCGTTCTGCTGCTAATGATTTAGGATTATCAATATCTAGTAGATGTAAGTTGATAGTACCTGTTGATCCTACACCACCTAAAAAGAATAAATTTGATAAATTTAATAATTTAGATGATTGATAGAGTCACAGAATATGCTAAAAAAGTGGTTGCAGGTGAAGTAGTTGCTGGAAAACCGCATATACAAGCATGTCAAAGACATTTAAACGATTTAGAAAGACAAAATACTAAAGATTTCCCATATCATTGGGATATAAAGAAAGCAAATAGAATACTTGAATATGCTGAAATGTTAGTTGTAAGTGAAGGTGAAGAACCTATCGAAGTACAATTAATAGATTCACAAGTATTTGATTTAGGTTGTAGGTTTGGATGGTTGAATGAAAAAAATAAAAGAAGATTCAGAAGATCATACATATCTATGGCTAGACAAAATGGTAAAAGTTTTGAAAATGGTATTGTAGGTACATATATTGCAGGATTTAGTGGTTATAACTATGGTAAATTATTTACTGTTGCAACAAAAAAAAGACAAGCAAGAATTGCTTGGGAAGAAATGTCAAAGTTTATTTCAGCAGATGAAGATCTACTAGAAAAATTTAAGATATATGATTATAAATCTCTTATTAAAGCATTGGAGACACAATGTACAATTGAAGCACTTTCAAGAGAAGGTGGATTAGATGATGGTTTCCGTGGAATATTTATATCAGTTGATGAAATTCATCAGCATAAAGATAACAAAATTTATAAAGCATTATACAATGGAACTCGTGCTTTAGATGAAACGTTAGTATCGATGATAACTACTCGTGGTGATAAACTAAATTCTTTTGGTTATGAAATGGATAGTTATTGTTTAGATATTCTTAATGGAACAGCTACGGCAGAAGATTTTTTCGTTGATATTTATACTTTAGATAAAGGAGACGATTTATTTGATCCTAAGAATTTTATAAAAGCCAATCCGTTTTTGGCTAGTAAAGAAGATGGATTAAAGCAATTAATTACTGAAGCTCAAACTGCTAAAGATATGGGTGGAAGTGAATTAAGAGATTTTATGGTTAAAAGTCTTAATATGTGGGTTAGAAATACTGATGATCAGTATATAGATCCAGAAAAATTAAAAAAATGTCAAGTATTAAATAAATTGGATAGTATGAGAGGTAAAGAATGTTATATCGGACTAGATTTATCTGGAGGAGGAGATTTAACAACTTTATCACTAGAATTTCCACTATCTGATGGACATTTTTATTTATATTCACATTCTTTTATGCCGAAAGGTCGATTAGAGGAACATATTGAAACAGATACTGCTCCTTATGATGTTTGGGCGAATAATAATTTAATCACCGTAACAGGTGGTATGATGGATTTTAAAAATGATTATAAATTTATAGTCAAGCATTTAAAGGATATTATAGAAGAATATGAATTACAACCATTAGCATGCGGATACGATCCGCATAATGCTGATGGATTTTTAGCAGATTTAGAGGAACTAGGATGTCCATTGATTATGGTTACTCAATCTGCGAGATTTCTTAATGATGCTACTGTTGATATGAGATTAAATATTAAATCTGAAAAAATTGAGTACGACCAAGATAATGAATTATTAAGTTGGTCGTTTTCTAATGCTGCAGTAGTTGAAAATTCATTTGGAGAAATAAAGATTGATAAAAAAGTAGGTGCTAAAACAAAAAGAATAGACCCTATTGATGCATGTATTAATGCACATGTTGCTTATCAAAAATGTAATGAAAAAGAAAACCAAGATTTAGAAAAAAATATGGAAGATTATTTATCTTTAATGGGATGGAATAAATAGGAAGGAGGTAGATTTAATGTTTAATAATTTAAAAAAAGTAGTAAAAACACTTACAACAACAAGTACAAATAAAGAAACAATTACTTTAGAACAATTAATTGATTTTTTAAATTTAAATGGTGTAAGTGAAAAAGAATTATCAGAAGCTACATATTTTGCTTGTTTAAAAATTTTAAGTGAATCATTAGGAAAGTTGCCATTGAAATTAATTTGTACTAATGATAAATCTGGTGTTAAAGAAGCAAAGGAACATCCATTTTATCGATTATGTAGATATAGACCTAATAAATTTACAACTGCAACTATGTTTTGGGCTGCAGTAGAAATGAATCGTGATCATTATGGTAATGCTTATGTATGGTTAACGAATAATAGAAAACAAAAAGACCAGGAATTAATTCTATTACCGAGTGAAAACGTAGAGGTGTGGTATGATGATAAGCAAATTTTATCTAAAGTACCTGATATTTATTATATTTACAGAGTTGGAACTCATAGATATGTTTTTTCAAGTGAAGAAATATTACATTTTAAAACATCAACTACATTTGATGGAATAATTGGTTTAAGTATAAGAGACCAATTAAAATCTACAATTAAAGGTGGTCAAAAATCGCAAGAGATGGTTAATAAACTAATTGAAAGCGGTTTTACTGCAAAAGCAGTCCTTCAATATACTGGAAATTTAAGTGAAGAAAGTGCTAAGAAATTCACTGCTAACTTAGAAAAATATGCTACTGGAGAAGTAGATACATTAAAATCTATTATTCCTATACCGCTAGGATCTAAATTAGAACCATTAAATATAAAACTTGGTGACAATGAATTTATGGAAATTAAGAAATATAATGCTTTACAAATAGCTAGTGCTTTTGGAATTAAACCTAATCAAATAAATGATTATTCAAAAAGTAGTTATGCTAGTGCTGAAGCCCAACAATTAGCATTTTATGTAGATACATTATTGTTTATTTTAAAACAATATGAAGAAGAATTAACCAATAAGTTATTAACTGATGAAGAAATAGCTAAAGGATATAAATTTAAATTTAATGTTTCAGTTATATTAAGAGCTGATTTAAAAACACAAATTGAAAGTTTATCAAAGGGTGTTTCAAATTTCATTTATACTCCTAATGAAGCTAGAGCTTATCTAGACTTAGAAGCTAAACCAGGTGGAGATAAGTTAATGGGTAATGGTGCTATGATTCCCGCTGAATTAGTAGGAACACAGTATACAAAAAGTGCTAATGAAGGAGGTGATAACAATGGAGAAGAATAAGACACTAATTCAAAAATCTGGAGCTGTAGAAAATCAAGAGTTAACAGATGAAGAATTAAATAAAATAAATAATTTTGCATTAAAGGAACTATCTAAAGATGAAATATATACTTTTAAACTAAGAGTATGTGATAACGAAATTGATAGAGATTATGAAGTATTTCCATTATCTACTTTAAAGCAATTAAAAAAATTATTTATTGGTAAAACTATTATAAAAGATCATACATATCGTGCTGATAATCAAGTAGCAAGAATTTATGATACAGAATTAGTTACTGAAAGTAATAAAACAAAAACAGGAGAAGATTATACAAGTTTAATTGCTCACTGTTATATGGTTAAAACTGAAAGTAATAAAGATTTAATTACAGAAATAGAAGCTGGAATTAAAAAAGAAGTATCAATAGGTTGTGCTATTAAAGAAGTAGTTTGTTCTATATGTGGAACGGATAATAGGCAAAAATATTGTGATCACTTTTGGGGGAAAGAATACGATGGAAAAACTTGTTATTTTGAGTTAAAAAATCCAACAGATGCGTATGAAGTCTCTTTAGTTGCTGTGCCTGCTCAACCAAAAGCAGGAACTGTAAAAAGTTATTTATTTAATGAACAAGAAGAAAAAAAATTAGATAAACAAACAGAAAACGAAAAATTAGAAACAACAAAAGACGAAAACAAAACAAATGAACAAGACTTAAAAATGAAAATGATTAAGTCTTTTATTTTCACACAAAAAAATTTAGAAAAGGAAGAGGGAATGTAATATGAATAAAAAAATGCGTGAAATTTTAAAGAAAATTGAAGAAAAGCAAGTAATTGCTAACGAATATTTAGAAACAAAAGAATTAGAAAAAGCAGAAGGAGTAATATCTGAAATTGAAGATTTACAAAAAGAATATGAAGTAGCTGCTAAATTATTTAATGTTGCTAAAGAAGAAGTAACAGAAGAAAAAGTTACTGAAGTAACAGAAGAAAAGAAAGCAGATGGATTTAAAGCTATTGCAAAAGCAGTTCTTGGTAAAAAATTAAATGATAAAGAAAAGGCTTTAATTATTGAAGCAGATCCAAGTGATGAAGATGCTCATGGTACTAATTATTTATTACCAGAAGATGTACAATTAGCTATACGTGAATTAAGAAGAAATTATAAATCAGCAAAAGATTTAGGATTAGTTAATGTTGTTCCAACAACTGCAATAAGTGGTTCAACTAATTTTGAAACTGATGATGATGGATTACTAACAGATTTTGATGATGGTGATTCAGTACCTGAAGAAGATGGACCAAAATTTGTAAAAGTACCATTTAGTATAAAATTCAAAGGTAAATTAATTTATATTTCAAACATCGTAGCTGGTAATGAAAAAGCTGGTTTAATGTCATATTTAAATAAATGGTTTGTAAAAAAAGCTGTTAGAACTGAAAATAAAGATATTTTTGCAACTCTTGCTAAAGATAAGACAGCAACACCAATTAAAGGTTTAAGTGCTTTAAAGAATCATATAAATACAGCTATTGATCCATCATGTGTTATGACAGGAGTTATAATTACTAATCAAACAGGATTTGCATTTATGGATAATCAAAAAGATAAAAATGGAAGAGGTATACTTGAAAATAATCCAACAAAAGAAACTGAAAAAATGTATAAGGGTATGCCAATTCATGTATTCTCTGATAAAGAATTAAAAAATGTTGAAGGTAAAGCTCCAATGTTTGTAGGTGCTACAGATGCTGGATGTGATTTCATGGATAAAGATAAATTACAATTTGCTACTTCAGAACATTATGCATTTGGTAAAAATCAAACTACTTTAAGAGTAATTGAAGGATATGATACAGTACAAACTGATGCTAATGCATATTCATATGTATTATATGAAGGTGTTGATTGCGAAGAAGCTGAATCAACAAGTTCTGAAGAAGTTCAAGATCCAAATGCTTAATTGTGAGGTGATAAGCTATGTCTACAGAAAATAAAACTAAAGTATTAAAAGATATTTTAACAACTAAAACTGTTAAAGAAGAATTAGGTATTGATACTTCAGATTATGCGATAGATAATAGATTATCACGATATATATCAGTTGCTGATTCTTATTTAAAAGGAGCAGTAAGTGAAACCTATCCTCCTGATGACCCAAGAGCTATTGAATTAGCTCTTTTGGTTATTGAGGATTTATATGATAGAAATTCTAACTCTGTAAAAGAAAATAAAACTATAGAAAAATTAAAAAATGATTTTATATTGCAATTGAAAGTAGAGGATATGGATGATATTGAACAAAGTAATTCAGATTCAAAAACTGAATGAAGATACTAATAAATATGAAAATTATTATAAATGCCACGCAGATGTTAATAAAACAGGTGGTGATGAATACTTAATTGCTGGAGCAGTGTCTACTAAAAATAAGTTTACTTTTATTGTTAGATATTGTGAAGAATTAAAAACAATTCAATTTGATACTCAAACATATAGAATTATCTATAATGAAATAATTTTTAATATAGTTGATGCAGATGATTTTAAACAAAAACATCAAACCATAAAAATTATAGGTGAAAGTATTAATGGCTAAAAGTATTAGTATTGGTGATTTTGATAAAGAAATTGAAAAAGAACTTATGTTATATTCTGAAGAAATAACAGACCAAGTAAAAAAAATTAACGATGATGTTATGAAAACTTTAGTTAAAAATACAAAAAAAGATGCTAATAAAAGAACTGGTGCATATGCAAAGGCCATTACATCTAAAAGAACTAAAGAAACTAAGAGAACTAGAGTTAATACATGGTATGTAAAAGATCCTGAATATCGTAAGTCACATTTATTAGAAAAAGGCCACGCAACAAGAAATGGTGGTAGAACTAAAGCATATGGTTTCATTAGTAAAAATGAACAAATTGCAGTTAAAAATTATGAAAAAAGAGTGGAGGAGGCTATAAAAAATGGATCTTAAAGATATTTTAAAAACAGGTACTAATTTACCAGTAGCAGAGAATCATTTTGTAAAACCTCCTAAACTTCCTTATATAGTTTTTATTCAAGATAAAGAAGTTAGAGGTGTTTCAAAAGATAATCTAATTATAGATAGTGATGTTTCAGTAGAACTTTATGAGTCTCTAATTGATAAAGAATTAGAAGAAAAAGTTAGAAATGTCATTATTGAAAATATATTAAGTGTTTCTAATAATGATGATGAAATAGAAATCATTGAAAACACTGATTATATAGAACAAGAACAAATGTATATGACTACATTTGATTTTAATTTAGTTGAAAAAGGAGGAAATCAATATGGGAAAAAGAACTAAAGAAACTATTACATTAGGTAGTGGTAAATTATATGTAACTGAATATACAGGTACAATTCCATCAAACAATGATTTAGAGCAAAAAAACAATATATTAGGATATATTCAAAAAGGAGCTTCTTTAGATTATAAACCAGAAATATATGAAGCAGAAGATGACTTAGGAATAGTTAAAAAACAAATCCTTACAAAAGAAGAAGTTACTTTTAAAAGTGGAATTTTAACATGGAATGCTAATACTTTAAAAACATTAGTATCTACAGGAAGAGTAACAGAAGATTCTGAAACTCATCTAAGAACTATAAAAATAGGTGGTATTGCAAATGATGATAGTAAACAATATATTTTCCATTTTGTTCATGAAGATAAAAAAGATGGAAATGTAAGAATTACTATTGTTGGTAAAAATACTGCAGGATTCTCATTAGCATTTGCAAAAGATGCTGAAACTGTAATTGATGCTGAAATTAAAGCATTACCAAATGATGATGAAGGTACTTTAATTATATATCAAGAAGAGTATACAGCAGAAGAAACTACAGAATCAACAAATTCTGAAGAAGTTCAAGATCCAGGTGTTTAATAAAAAGAAAGAGGTAATTATTTATGTATGATATGACAAAACTTATACCAAGATATTTTAATCTTAGATTAAAAAATAATAAGGTAATCGATGTGGAACCACCAAAATTAAAGGTTCTAAAAAAAATTATGAAACTTGCAAAAAATAATACAGAAGATGTTTCAATGGAAGATTATTCAAATATTATTTTAGCAACTTCTATGGCATTAAGTAAAAATAAACAAAATTATAATGTTTCTATTGAATGGCTAGAAGATAATCATAATTTAGATGAATTAATGGATCTATTGCAACATTATTTTGAGTGGGTAGATGAAATTTACGCATCAAAAAACTAACAGCCCCATACTATCCTGATCCAGATAGAGAAGATGTGGGGTATAAATTAGTTAGTTATCAAGAAAAAATGGTATCAAAATATTGTAATATATCAATATTAGATGTAGAAGAAATGGATTTGGTTGAATATTTATTCTATTTTAGGGAAGCAATAATTTATAATTGTATGCAAACTGAAGATGGAAGAGAATATTTGAAAAATGCTTTTAGATTAGAGCAAACTGAACCTGAACGTGATAAATTAAGAAATAAATATAAAAGCGGACAGCCAACATAAAAAGGTTGTCCGCTTTTTTTTAGAAAGGTGGGTGATTTAATGGCACAAAAGATAAAAGGTATAACTATTGAAATAGGTGGAGATACAACAAAACTTGATAAAGCATTAAGTGGTGTTAACACTAAGGCTAAAGACTTAAAAAGTGAACTTAAAGGTGTTAATAGTCTATTAAAATTAGATCCTAGCAATGTTACTTTACTTAAACAAAAACAAGATATATTAAATAAAAGTATAGAAAATACTAGGGATAAACTTAATACTTTAAAAAGTACCCAAGCCCAAGTTCAGCAACAATTTAATGAAGGAAAAATAACTGAAGAACAATATCGAGACTTTCAAAGAGAAATAGTTGCAACAGAAAATAAATTAAAATCTTTAACACAAGAATTAAAGAATTTTGGCTCTGTTGGTGCACAACAAATAGCTGTTGTGGGAGACAAAATGAAAAATGTTGGAGATAAATTAGAATCTGCAGGTAAAAAAATCTCTGTTGCAAGTGTAGGTGCTACTGCTGCTTTAGGAGGTATTGCTAAAAATGCTATTGATTTTGAAACAGCATTTACAGGTGTTACTAAAACCGTCGATGGAACAGATCAAGAATTAGCACAAATTAAACAAGGATTATTGGATTTATCACAAGCAACTGCAAGTAGTACAACGGATATTGCAGCCGTTGCTGAAGCAGCAGGACAATTAGGTGTAAAAACTGAAAATATTCTTGATTTTACAGAAACCATGGTTCGATTAGGTGATTCAACAACTTTATCTTCAGAAGAAGCTGCAACTGCAATTGCACAACTTTATAATGTTATGGGTTCAGATATAAATACAGTTGATAACTTTGGCTCTGCTTTAGTTTCATTAGGTAATAATGCTGCAACCACTGAAACAGATATCTTGAATATGGCTACAAGAATAGGTTCATCAGGTAAACAAGTAGGTTTAACTGAACAAGAGGTACTTGCATTATCAGCAACATTATCTAGTGTTGGTCTTGAAGCAGAAGGTGGAGGTTCAGCAATCTCCGCAGTAATAACAAAAATTGATAAAGATGTGGCATTAAATTCAGATACATTAAAAACATGGGCTGATGTAGCAGGTATGTCCGTAAAAGATTTTAAAAACTTATGGGAAACTGATGCAATGTCAGCAATTCAAAAAATAGTAGCAGGTATGGGTGATGCTTCAAAAGGTGGAGAAAATCTTAATGTAATTTTAGATGAACTAGGTGTCACTTCATTAAGACAAACAGATACTATGAAAAGATTATCTTCTGCTTCAGGATTAATGACAGATATGGTTAATTTAAGTAATGAAGCATGGAAAGAAAATACATCATTATCAGAAGAATCAAATAAAAGATATCAAACAACTGCTGCAAGAATGACTCAATTAAAAAATCAAATTACAGAGCTATGTGTTAAATTAGGTGATGTTTTACTACCTATTTTACAAAAAATAATTAATGCAATATCAGGATTTGTAAAATGGTTAACAAATTTAAATCCAGTTGCAAAAAAAATTGTAGTTGTTATTTTAGCATTAGTAGCAGCACTCGGTCCTTTAATATTAATTACTGCAAAAATGATAACTTCTGTTGGAACTATAATGAAAGTTGTTCCTAAATTAGTAGGATTTATGAAAACTATTAAAACTGCAATGCTTGCATTAAATACAACAATGTTAGCTAATCCAATAACATGGATTATTGCAGGTATAGTTGCACTTATTGCTGCAATTGTTCTATTGTGGACTAAATGTGAATGGTTTAGAAATTTAGTTACTGGAATGTTTGAAAATATAAAAAATGCTTGTAAAAAAGTAATAGATGCAATTGTTGGTTTCTTTAAGGGTGTAATTGATTTTATAAAAAATAATTGGCAAACAATTTTATTGTTTATCGTTAATCCATTTGCTGGAGCATTTAAATTACTTTATAATCATTGTGAAGGCTTCAGAAACTTTATAAATAATTTTTTAGAAAATGTTAAACAATTCTTTTCGAATGCTATAGAAAACATTAAAAATTTCTTTAGTTCAATTCCAGAATTTATAAGAGAAATTTTTGTAAATGCATGGAATAATATGACATCAGTATTTGAAAAAATAGCTGATTGGTTTAGTGATAGACTAAATGATGTAAAAAATGTCTTTTCTACAATATGGAATAGTATTACAGGAATAATAAGAAATTGTTGGAATGGAATATTAAATTTATTTAGTAAAGGTGGTCAAATATTTAATGGTATAAAAGATGGAATTGTTAATGCTTTTAAAGCAATAGTTAATGCTATAATTACAGGTATTAATACAGTAATTAAAATACCATTTGATAAAGTTAATGGTTTATTAAATACTATTAGAAATGTTAAAATTCCAGTTATCAATAAAAAACCATTTAAAGGATTATGGTCTCAAAATCCATTACCTGTACCACAAATTCCAAAATTAAGATCAGGTGGTTCTATAGAAGAAGGACAAGCTATTGTTGCTGAAGCAGGACCAGAAATGATCACGATGACAAATGGTAAAGTAAGAGTTAGACCATTAACAAGTATGGATAGAAATCAAGTTTTAAATACAACAAATAATAAATCAAATGATGTTCATGTTAATGTGGAAAACTTCTATAATAATAGACCACAAGATGTAGAAGGATTTGCTCAAGAATTAGAATTTTATAGGAGAAGAGAATTAGATTCAATAGGAGGATAAAGTATGAAAAATCGATTTTTTATATTTAATGGTATAAATTCTTTTAATAAAGGAATTATTTTAAAAAATCATCCAATTATTACTAAACCAAAATTACGTGATGATGGAATAGTAATAGATGGTAGAAATGGTAAGTTATATTATGCTGATAAAATATATGATTCATATACAAGAACATTAGAATGTGCAATTATTACTGATGATTATGATATTCGAGATATAATATCATGGTTAAATGGTTCTGGTGAAATGATTTTTTCAGATGAACCAGATAAGTTTTATAAAGTTAATATAATAAACCAAATTGATTTTACAAATATAGCTGATAAAATTCATGAATTTCCTCTTATTGTAGATATTCAACCTTTTGCATATTCATTAGAAGAAAATACAATAGAAGTAACTGAAAATACAACTATTCAAATAGAAAATTCAACAGTAAATGTAAAACCTAAAATTAAAATATATGGAACTGGAGATGTAACTTTAAATATCAATAATAAATCACAAATTATATATAATATTGATGAATACATTGAATTAGATAGTGAATTAGAAATTGCATATAAAGATTATCAAAACAAAAATCCACTTGTTTATGGTGAATATTTTGAATTAAATCCAGGAGATAATTATATTGATTTTTTAGGTGATGTTACTAAAATTGAAATAAAATATAGGGATACTTATTTATGATAAACTTATATAATTCAAATACTGTTGAATTTGATAATAATGGATTAGCTAATTTAAAAGACATGATTAATTGTTTTGTAACAGAAGAATTAAATGGTGTCTTTGAATTTGAAGCAGAATATCCTTTATCATCTGATTATATAGAACAAATTAAAAATGAAAATATTTTAAAACTTGATATTGGAAATGATAATAAACAATTATTTAGAATCAAAAAGATTACACCAAATCTAAAAACAATGAAGATTTATGGACAACATATAACATATGATCTAAAAGATAATAATTTAGATGATGTTTATCCTAGAAATCAAAATTGTAATAATATGGGGCAATGGATTTTAAGTAGAACTCAGTATGAACATAATTTTTCTTTCTTTTCTGATATTGAAAAAATAGCATCCGCTAGATATGTAGATGTTAATCCACTAAAGGCAATTATGGGAGAACAATACAATTCATTCCTTAATTTATTTGGAGGAGAAATAGTTAGAGATAATTTTACAATTAAAATACTTCAAAATAGAGGATTAAACAATGGTTATAAACTTAGTAAAACTAAAAATATAACAGGTCTTGAAATTACTGAAGATAATAGTAGTATTGCTACTAGGTTAATACCAAAGGCATACGATGGTATTAAATTACCTGAAAAATATATAGATAGTCCATTAATAAATAATTATCCACATCCATATATTCAAGAAATAGAATTTTCAGATGTTAAATTAAAATCTGAAGAAAGTCCTGATGATGAGGAAGCATTTGATACACTAGAAGAATTATATGAAGAATTAAGAAGAAGATGTTATGAAAAATTTACTGTAGAAAATATTGATAAACCATTAACGAATGTTAAAGTAAATTTTGTAGAATTATCAAAAACAGATGCATATGCTAAATTTAAAAATATGGAAACATTACAATTAGGTGATTATGTAACATTAAAAACAAATAATTATAATATTGTTTTACAAGTAATTAAAACGAAATATAATGTTTTACTTAAAAGATTAGCTGAAATTGAATTAGGAACTAAAAAAATTAATTTTGTTTCTTCAACAACAAGTAATATGAATAATATGTTATCAAAATTAAATGATATTGATCCTGTTTCTATATTAAATCAAGCTAAGGAAAATGCAACTAATCAAATAACATCTGCTTTAGGGGGATATACTTATAAAACTCATGGTGAATTTTTTATTATGGACACAGATGATCCAAATACTGCAAGAAAAGTATGGAGATGGAATTTAAACGGATTAGGATATTCATCTAATGGAATAAATGGACCATATGAATTAGCAATGACTCAAGACGGAAAAATTGTTGCAGACTTTATAACAACTGGACATTTAAATACGAATGTAATTGAAGGATATGATAGTTTAATACAACAAGTAAGTAAAATATATGTATTTACTAATGAGGTATCAGGTAATAATAGTATTGTTGCAACTAACGGTAGAGAAAACGGATTAATTTCATTATCAATAACTGGTGAAATGGAATTGTTGTATCCAAGTGATGATTTATATCCGAGTGATGATTTGTATCCTATTGGAATGAATTTGCTATTTTTAAATGAAAATGGTAATCAATGTGTAGAATTACCTATTACTTATTTATATGAAATAGATGATATATCAGATGAATTTCAAATTTACACAACATATAATGATTCAACTAACCAATATGATTGTAAAGCGAGAGTTATAAGAAGAATAGAAGTAGATGCATTAGGAAATAAGAGTATAGCTATTAATGAAACTATAGAAGAATTAGGAGATATAGATATTAATTTATATAATGGAAATACAACTATTAAGATGGAATCATTTAATAATGTATCTATTGATGTTAAATATTATATAAAAAATGATATTACTGATTCTTTTGCTACTAAAGCATATGTAAATAGTTCTATAAAGCAAACAGCTGATACAATAGAATTAGAAGTAAGCAAAAAAGTCGGAGATGATGAAATCATTTCTAAAATAAATCAAAGTGCAGAACAAATTCAAATTCAAGCAGATAAAATTAGTATTGAAGGTAAAGCAGTAAACTTTACAACAAATGTTTCAGATATAAAAGGACCTTTTACACAAAATGATATAAATAGAGTTAGAAATATAGTTATAGATCATCAAACACCAACAAGCGAAGAAATTACAAAATATGATATAGATGAAAATGGTATTATTCAAGCAACGGACCTTTTACAAATTCAAAAAGCAGTATTACAGGGAGATGGATATATAAGAAAAAATGGCAAATTTGCTATAAATCCATATTCTACAAGTAAGACAGTTTCAATAGATAATGTCACTAATAATACTACTCCAGTGAAACTAAGTTTATATGGTGGTTTTTTTTCAAATCTTCATACTAATTATTTTTTAGTTCATGATTATGAAAATAGTACAGAATTAAGTAAATATTTTAATATGACTTTTTCTAATAATGGATTAAGTTGTTATGAATCAACTACTCCAACTAGAGGATTTAATATATGGGCAAATAGGCACAGTAGTGAAACAGCAGGTACTGGGTTAGTATTTATGGATCTTTTTGATAGAAGTATAAATAGAGATTTAACTTTAGTTATTAATCCTGATTCTACAATGATAGCAGTTAATGGGCCTAATAAACAAACAGTAATAACAGACACTGGAATACAAACACCTACATTAACACAAACATCTATTGAAAAAGAAAAGAAAAATTTTGAAAAATTAGAAAATGCTTTAGATATAATTAAAAATACTGATATTTACAAATACAATTTAGACTTTGAAGAAGACAATGATAAAAAACATATAGGATTAGTAATTGGTAAAAAATATAAATATTCAAAAGAAATAACTTCAAAAGATAATGATGGAGTAGATATTTATTCAATGGTTTCAGTATGTTTTAAAGCAATCCAAGAACAACAAGATATTATAAATAAATTAGAAAAGAGAATAGAGGTATTAGAAAATGGAAAATAAGCTAATTCAAATAATAAAATATTTGATTTTTTTATTATTAGGAATATTTATAGGAATAACCATAAGTTATAAACGAATACCTGAAGATGTAGATAATAATGGAAAAGTTAATAGTAAAGATTTATGGCTAGTTAAGAAATATTTAGTAGAGGAGGGAAAATAATGCAAAAAATTAATTTTAAAAATAAACCGAGTACAGATACACCAGTTAATGCAACAAATTTAAATTTAATGCAGGATTATATAGAAGCAGCTATAAATTCAATTTATCCAATAGGTTCAATCTATATGAGTGTAAATAATACAAATCCATCAACATTATTTGGTGGTACATGGGAGCAAATAGAAGATAGATTTTTACTAGGTGCAGGAGATACTTATACTGCTGGAAGCACAGGTGGAAATATGCCTAGTTTAATAGGTGATTTAGGTTTAACTGCTGAAAGTTATGGTGGTATTAATACAGGTGGAGATTATTCAAAAAGAATAGTTGGTACGAGGGCTGGTATAGAAAATGATGAAAGTTATATGAAAACATTAAATAATTTTGGCTATGATGGACTACCACCATATTTAACAGTATATATGTGGAAAAGAACAGCATAGTAAGGAGGTAATTTATGAATATAAAAATACCAAGAGGAGATTTAAAAAGTTTTAAAATAAATCTTAAGAATAATAATCAAATAGTAGATATAGATTTAGACGGAATGTATTTTACGGTAAAAGATGATGTATACCAAAAGAAAGTATTATTTCAAAAGAAATTAGCCGACGGAACCATTGAAAAAGATGAAAACGGAATATATCATTTCAGAATAAATCCAGAAGATACTGATAATTTAACATATGGAATATATGTTTGTGATATAGAAATATACAAAGAAAATATATTAAAGAAAACAATAATTGGAACATTAGAAATAACAAGTGAAGTAACATTTGCTTCTAACGAGGAGGAATAGTATGGTAGATGAAATAGAAGTAGTAGAAGAAGAAACAATAAATATAGAATTAGACAATGATATTCTTGTTTTAGGAGATATGAAAAAAGAAGTCTACGATACTAATAATAATGGAGTAGTAGACAACGCAGAAAAAGTAAATAATCATACTGTAGAAGCAGATGTTCCTGAGGATGCTGTATTCACTGATACAATATATGATGATGCAGAAATAAAACAAGATATATTCAATATAAAACAGGAACAAGCAACACAAAATATCAATATTCAAACAAATGCCTCTAATATAAGTGATTTACAAACAAATAAAGCAGATAAATCAGAAATACCAGATGTAAGTAATTTTATAACAAATTCAGTAGATAACTTGTTAAATTATTATAAAAAAAGTGAAACATTTACAAAACAAGAAGTAAATGATTTAATAAGTGCAATTACAACAATGGATTTACAAGTAGTGCAAACATTACCAACGCAAGATATAAGTACAACAACAATATATTTAGTTCCAAAAAATCCAGCAGAAACAAATAATGCTTATGATGAATATATTTATGTATCAAATAATTGGGAATTTATAGGAAGTACAGAAGTAGACCTAACCGACTATGTAAAGAATACTGATTATGCAACAGCAAGTACAGGTGGAGTTGTTAAACCAAATACTGCTTTTGGAAGTGTTGTTGCAGAAAGCGGATCATATAAAGGTGTCATATATCCTACAGCAATAAATTATGCTTCTTATGAAGGGCAAGGAAACAACTATTTCATTTCAAAAGGAACACTAGAAAACGTAATAACAGGAAAAGGATTAGTAAGTAATACGGACTATGCAAATTCATCAAGAGCAGGTGTAATAAAAATAGCAGGAGAAACTCAATTATATACTACTGCAGGTGGTCTTTTATACGCATACCCATTAAACTATTCAACTTATACTTCTAGAACTGATTATGCATTTATAAATAAAGGCACACTAGAAAATGTATTAAATGCTCGTATAGGTGATATAAACACAGTATTAGATAGTATTAATGGTGAGGTGATTTAATGGGAACAACAGCAGATAAATTAACTTACCTTAATGAAACAAAAGGAAAGATAAAAGATAGTATAAATCTAACAGGTGCAGGAATAACTAATAATGATACATTTAGAAGTTATGCAACGAAGTTAAGAGATGGTTTAGTTCAAGTTTTAAATGACAATGGAGAAGCTTTGTATAATAACTTTCCTAAAGTAAGTGGAAGTGGTAGTGAAATTACTTTAGAGAACACATTAGAAGCCCCTATGAAAAATGGAACTATTGATGGAAATACATTACAAGATGGAGAACCTACACCTGATACACCAGTAGAAATACAAAGTGTAGAGGGAATACAAAATGTTGAGATTAGTGGGAAGAATTTGTTTAATGGTATATTTGAAACAGGTGGATATGATACAACTAATGGAAATAAAAGTGCTTCAAATGACAGAATAAGATGTACTGATTTTATAAAAGTTAATTCAGGAGAAACTTATACATGGTCTTTTGAAAATGCAGGTTCTGCCTATGTATTAGAATATGATGAAAATAAAACATATTTAAACAAATATACTTTAATAATGTATCATACAGTAAGTGGTTCAGTTACTTTAAGTTCTTTAACAAAGTATATAACATTTTATTATATTCCTTATAATCATACACTAACTTTAAATGAACAATGTCAATTAGAAAAAGATTCAATAGCAACAACTTATGAAGAATATAAAACCCCACAAAATTATGAAGTTAATTTAGGAAGTATAAAACTATACAATGGAGATAAAATAGTAGGTACGCCTGATAATTGGAGTATTGAAAGAAATTGGAAAGAAAATAATATTAATCTTAATGGAAATTATTATAATGCTAGTTCTACTCAAAGATACGCTTGGTTTGAAAAGCCAAAAGATAGTATTGATTATAACAATTGGAGTTCTAATATAATTGGTGAAGTAGGTAATTTAGTTGGAACAGGAAATAAATATTCATATGGTATTATTTTCAATCCAAATATTTATACTGACCAAGAAATTATAGACAAATGTGACGGTACAAATTATATATACAAATTATCAACACCAACAACCGAACAAATAACAGACACTTACTTAATTTCTCAATTAAATGTTTTATACAATGCTAAATCTTACAACGGACAAACTAACATATCAGTAAGTGGTAATTTACCTATGATACTTGAAGTTAGTGCTTTAAAGGATGAAATATAATGGAAAATATAACAATAGGACAAATAAAAGAATTTGTTCTTTTTTTAGGTAGTTTTATAGCTGGTATAAGTGTTTTATTATTTTATCTCAAGAAAGGACTAAAGTCTTTATTAAAAGAAGAATTAAAGCCTATAAAGGATAGTCTTTATAAAGTAGATGAAAATTCAACTAAAAATTATTTAAGCAAATGCTTTAATGATTTAAGGCAGGGACAAATATTATCTGAAGCAAATAAAAAAAGAATATATGAACAAATGGACCATTATACTAAACCTAAAGAAGAAGGAGGTTTAGGGTGCAATTCATATATTCATAAAGAATTTGAAGATTTGAAGAAAGAAGGATTGTTATGAAAAAGAAAATAAAAAAAATATCAAAATATGTAGTTAATGCTTTAAATATGATAAATGCTCTTATTTTAATATTAAGCCCTATATGGGGTTGGAAATTAGATAATATTACTAAAACAATAGTAGGAATAACAGGTGTTATATCTACTTATTTAGTAAGTGGTAAATTATTTAGTATGAAAGAAGATGAATAATGTGGAATGTAGAATATTAGAATGTGGAAATTGTAAAATAACACAAGGTTATAACGCAAAAACACATAAAGCAAATGATATAGTAGCAGTAAAAAATAATATAGCAACTACAGATTATGTAGTAGCCCATTCAGATGGTAAAGTTATTGCAGTACAAACAGGAAGAAAAAATCAAAAAGGCTCAACTGGAATGGCTTCTTATGGAAATTATGTACAAATACAACATAATAATGGATATACAACATTCTATGCACATTTAGATAGTGTAAGTGTAAAAGTAGGACAATCAGTAAAAAAAGGTCAAAGAATAGGGTATATGGGTAATACAGGAAATTCATATGGAGCACATACACATTTTGAAGTTCGTAAAAATACTATGTATTCAAGTTTAATAGATCCAACACCTTATTTAAATGCAGATTTACCAGGTAATTATAGTGTAATATATCGAGTAGGAAATGGACATTGGTATGCTACTGTTAAAGATGGAGCAACTGCAGGAAATCAACTAACAAGAATAGATAGAATTCAATTAAAAACAGTTGGTGGTGGTAATTCATATGTAAGAGCACATATTAAAGGTGGTAATTGGTTATCAGAAGTAAGAAAATGGGATGACACTAATGATGGATATGCAGGAATATTTGGCAAATCAATAGATGGAATCATGATAAAATCTGAAAAAGGTAAATTAAAATATAGAGTTAAATGTAAAAAATATGGTTGGTTGCCTTGGGTTGATGGATATAATACAAATGACCATATAAATGGATATGCTGGAATTTTAGGTTATGAAATAACAGCGTTGGAAGTAAAATATGTATAGTGAAGAAATTAAAAATTTATTAGAATTTAAGCAGAATTTAATAGATATATATGAATATTGTGAAATAATAAAAACAAGCCCACAAATAGATCATGTA